TGCAGTTTGGCGATGACTGGTAGGTCATACGCCAGGATATTATGGCCGAGCAATTCGTCGGCCTTCATCAGATAGGCTAGAGCCTTGTCGATATCGAACGGCCCGAAGGCTGTTTCTTTACCGCTGTCTAGGTCTTTGGTGCAGATGCAGTGAATAGTCGTCACATCATCTAGGAAGCCATTCGACTCGAGGTCGAAGGCTATGCGGGTCATCTGTTATCACCACTCCCCCGCAGACGCCCACGGCGCTTGCGACTGTTTAGCTTCTCGATGTTCATCGTTGCTATCTCATCCAGGTCAAAGCCCAAGTCGCTAGCAACGGCGGTGACGTAAAACATTACATCACCAAGTTCTTTGGCGATTTCGACCCGTGTATCGACGTTGAGTTCGAGGATGGGGTCGCCGCCTAAAGACAGGTGTCCATCTCTGTACAACTTCTTGACCTTATCAGCGACCTCGCCCGCCTCACCAACCAGGCCAAGGGCCGGGTAGACAAGCGGATGTTCATAGAACGCCAAGTTCATGGCGGCCTCTTCATAGTCGTACATCGTCATCGATTCAAAATCAGATTCGTCATCGAACAAGTCACGATATGTCATCGTCTGTGTCTCCTTCTGCCTCGTCCTCGACGGGCTGCAGCTGCGCCAGGACATCCTCAATGAGCCGTCCTGAGTCGCGATTGTAATTAAGTGTGCCGGCAGGGCCAGTCTGGCCCGTGTAGCGGTTCTTGAGGATGTGCAAGTGCCGGATGTCAGAGTTTGGCTCTTCAGCATCCACGGCCATCGATATACAGATGTCCGACAGCTGTGCGATCGAGTGTGACCCCCGCAGCTGACCCAGGCGCACCTGGGCGCCATCTTCATGGCCTTGGTTACCATCTGGGCGCCGTAAGTGGCTGACAATCAGTAATCCGATGTTCAGTTCTTGCACCAGCGTGCGCAGCTTGGTCATCGTCATATCGATCAGCGTGCGTTCATTCTGTCCGAATGACTGGCCGCTGATCAGGATGCTGATGTGGTCCAAAATCAGATATTCGACACCAAGCGCCTTCACCATGTACTCGATGCGGGCGCATATTACGTCGATATCAGTGCTACCCCAGTGATCATACAGATACAGTGGCGGCATGTCGGGACCGAACAGCATATCGAACGCCGCCGTAATTTCATCTTCATCGACCTCTGAACGGTCGACGGTGATGTTCTTGGACATGAAGATGCCGGTTAGCCCCTGCAGGGTGCGCTTGTTGCTTTCTTCAAGCATGATTAAGCCCATGCGGCTGCCGCCGATGTGCAGATGGTGCGCTATTTCCCTGACCAGGGTTGTCTTCCCGATACCGCTTCCAGCAGTGATGGTGACCAACTCGCCCTTGCGTAGCCCGCGTGTTACTTCATTCAACAGGCTGTAAGGGTAAGTGACGGACGAGGCAGCATCGTCCACACCAACCGCCTCGCGGTAATCGGTAGCTGCCACGATGCCATCAGGTCGGAAGTCCCGCGCCTGATGTATCGCGTTGATTATTTCGCCGCCCTTGCCTTGCTGCAGACACTCGTTGGCGTCTTTGTAAGGCAGGGTCGCTATACGGGCTTTGCCCACTGGCAGCACGGCTGCGGCAGCCTCTGCTGCTTTCATACCGACCTCATCGCTGTCGAACATAAGCACGACGCTATCGAAGCCGGCGATGTATTCCCAATTATCCTTGATTGCTTTGGCAGCGGATGCAGCACCGTTGGGTAGGCTTACTGTCGCCCACTTGTTGCCCTGCACCTGTGATGCTGTCATGGCGTCGATTTCGCCTTCGCAGATCGTGAGTATCTTGCCCTTGGTCCACAAATGGCTGCCAAACAAAACCATCTTCTTGGCGTCACCCAAGATCGAGAACCGCTTGTCGGCGGTCCTGATCTTCTGGGCGGTCGGGCGCCCGGCCTGGTCACGATAGATTGCGACCTGAACCGGGTTGCCTCGATGGCTTGTAACGCCATAGCCAAACTTGCGTGTGGTTTCTTCGGTCAGTCCTCTTGCTGGTATCGCTTGGAACGTGACCTTGAGTAAATCTTGGCTGACGGCTTTCGGCGCGTCCGCCAGCGGGCCGGCTGCGTCTTGATTGCTTTCGCTACCGGGTTCCGCTGGCGTGTGCGTTTGGCAGCTATAGCAATACGCATGATCTGAATACACTCCGAGGGCATCTTTACTGCCGCAGTCTGGGCAGGCTTCGTGTCGGATGAACGTGCCCTTTTCTCGTTCCATCGTCGTATTGTTCAGCTGCCCTTCCATTACGCCACCATCCGGTATTCGGCGAATGTTTTGCCGTGGCGTGTGACATGCTCAGTCACGATGTCGTAGCCGGCCTTGCGCAATTCACAGATGCGCGCGGCCAGGCGGGCGCAGTTGAACCGCGCCAGTGCCGACATGGCAGTGATGCGGTCACCCATCATCAGCGCATCCAAAACCTGGGCGCGCTGGTTTCTCCGATCATTTATCAGCATCGGGTTCTCCTTCATGTTTAGGGGCTAGAAGCCATTCATCGGGTATCCGCCGGTCCGCCCACGGAAAGCCGTGCTTGTCACACCAGGCGCCGTAAGTTGTGCTACTGCCTTTGTAGATTGGCGCCTTGGCGTTCGAGAAAACGAACCGGATATCGAGGTGAGGATGCTGCTGTTTGACCAAGAGCATCTTGTGACGCGCCTGGACATCGAACAGCCCTTTGACCTCGAGGTGGATGTCGTGGATTTGAAAGTCCGGGGTGTACCTGGAAGGACGTGCGGGCCAGGTGTAAGCCAGCGTAGTCTCTTCATAGATGACGGGAAGTTGTGCGGACGCGATCTGATGCGCAATCGCCTCTTCCAGGCCACTCCGGTAACGGCGCTGTACGCCGCTAGAAGTTGTAGCTTGCACCATCGGCATCAGGTGCATTGTCGTTTGATGCGACAAAGCCACCTTCAACGGCACCGAAGTCAGCACCGCCCTGCCGTTCAGCTATCGATATCACCTGGACAGCTGCCAGCTGTAATGTGACGCCCTTGTTGCCGGACTGGGAGTAGGCTTGGATGTTGCCGGCGAGACGAGCCTCGCTGCCACCGTAGACCGGCGGCATTGAGCCAGGGTCGACGCCTTTACCAGACGCATCAACAAAGCGTGGCTGGTACTTTGACTTGGTCTTGAAAGTCAGTTCGCCGGTGTCATCATCCACCTTGTAAGGCAAAGCCACTTTGGCGGCATCATCACCGAACGCTTCCTTGGCCACCGCGCGCATATCATCGAGCAGCGGCTTGGCATCATCAGGCATGAGTTTGAAGTCGGTCTTGTAAACGCCGGCACTGTCAAACGCAGTGTCCGGGCTAGTCAGATACGCATAGGCCAGCGTGGCCTGTGGCGTCATAAAGTTCTTCTTTGGCAGTGAAGCCATAGTCGTTATCTCCTTCTTGATAGGGGGTATGGGGCTGGCCGAACTCAGTCAGCTGCAGCCCCCTGCTGTCGGCTTCGGCCAACAGGTCAATCGGCACGGCAAGGTCTTTCGCGATGTAAAGCTGCGCCATGGCCCATAGGGTTTGGTCGTTCATCGAAATCTCCTTGGCACCAAACAAAGAACCCCCCGACGCGCTTGCGACGAGGGGTTTCTATGGGTGGACTTTAATGTCCGGTGCGGCGATCAGATGAAGCAGTAGATACTGTCAGCCACCTGGCGCAGATCAAGGTCGCCCTTGTCCGGGATTTCCGGCAAGTCGATGTAGTCGGGGTTGCGCTTGGTACGCACCTGCCCGGTTTTCGATAGGCGTGGGTTGCCTTCCTTGTCCAAGGACGGCACCCGTTCATCAACACCATCATTCACCCACTGCGTGACCCGCAGCACTTCAGCGAACGGGTCATAGTTGGTGTAGAGGTTGATGAACTGTTCGCGCACGATGTGATACAGCGTGTCCATCTCGCCAGGCGTAGTGCCGAAGCTGTCGTGTATCATCATCAGATTGTTGATGCCTTCACGACGTGCCTGACAGATCGACAGCTGCATATGACAAGCGTCTGCCATATGCGTCAGGTTCGCTGAGATAGCGTTGAGGCTATCGCTGCGATGTACCGGCGGCTTTTCAGTGGTTGCACGCCAGACCGTCTTCTCGATGTCGCCATTGTCATTGTCAGCACGCAAAGTGACTTGGACGCGCTTGCGCACACCATTTGACCACATCCACGGCTTGACCTTGATGGTCTCGTAACAGGAGTAATCCTGGAAGAACGGAAAGCCCAGCGGTGACGACATGCAGAAGTGTTCACCACGCTTTGACCAGGCCGACAAACACTCCTTGAAGAAGTCCATGCCGTCCGTTGCAGCCGACAGGTTTGAACGGACTTTGTCATAGATGATTTGCGCTAGGTACTTGGCGGCAATGAAGCCACGCTTGTCCCTGCCAAATGCAAACGGGTGTTCACTCAGGCTGTCATTCGGGTCAATGACGCGCCGGTTCAACTTTTCCATC